TTAGTAAACAAGCTTTAACTACTACATCATATGACGTATACGGTGATATTCATAGTTGGTGGATTATATATTTGTTGAATAAGAAAACTATAGGCAACAGTTTTTTTGCTGAAGGAGGGCAGCAGCTTACCGTTATTAAACCGAGTAAGAGAGGTTTAATATATCAGCAAATAACTGAAGCCACTTTAAAATAATGGCTACTGTTCCAAAACCTATAGATGAAAACTCATTTAGATTTAAATTAAATGGTTCAGAGTTTTATTGTTATTTCTTACTTTCAGGGAATCCTGAGCCTGTAAATCCTAAAGATTTTTTAGGGCAAGATTCTAACGAAGGTATATTGCTAACTAAATCATCTATTATAAGTTTAGATATTCATGAAAATTTCTTTGCTCCAGAGATAGTAGGTTCGATTACTATTAATAACCCTTATAATTATATTGAAGATGAATTAATTCTTAGCAGTGAGGGTGAAGGTTATCTACATGTAAGATTTATAGACTATGAAACTTACGAAAAAGGTAATCCAAATGTAGCTGGTAGTGCTGAACCTGAGGGATTACAATTTCAAGACAATGGATTATTTTATTCATTTATTTTACAAGATGAAAGTAATAGTATTTCTAAAACAGATAGATCTAATAACTTTAAAACTTATGCATTAATAGATAAGAACTTTCATAGATTAAATATAGAATCTGAAGCAGGAGCTAGATTTCCTTCTACTAATAATTCATCTGACAATAATAAACCATCAGGTATACCTATAGGTGATATTATTAGAGATGATATCTTTAAAAAGGTTTTTGGTAATGATGATTTAATTGATAGTGAGTTTTTTACTCCTGGTAGCCATGTAATTAATGGTAATAATGGTAATTTTCCTAATTTTATTGAGCATATATCTCCTGGTTTACATTGGAGATACTCTGATGTTTTAAAATATCTTTTACGTTTTAACTATGTAATTTCTGAAGGTCAAGAATTACCTGTGCAACCGTTCTTACAATTTGACAGAGTTACAAGTAAATATACATATCTACCTTTAGATCATTATTTTAAGGATAACCAAAATTTAACTATTGAAGCAATGGGAATTGGTGATCTTCAAGGTGATCCGAAACAGACAATAGGTGAAAATAAAAGTAACCCTATAAGTAAAACTACTAATTCTGATGATGGGCAGTCAGGGGTATTCTTTAATAGATACCAAGGCATGCTTCATAATACTAATTTAACATCACCATTTACAACTTATACTAATGAGTATTTTAATGATTATATGGTTAAAGGCACTGATAGAATATTAGGATCTCAAAAAAGTAAAGTTATTAAAATCCAAAATGTACAAGAACAATGGAGAACAGTGTTTGTAGATAACTTTAAATGTGTAGGAGGTCCACCAGAACCGTACATTCCTTTTTACCAAGGTTTAAATAGTCCTTTAAAACCATTTTCGTTACCTAATTACGAATTTGATGATACTCTTAATTTAGTTACTGCACAAATGGTTTCAAACTTAACGTTTTATAATCTTCAATTAACTTTAGATGTGCCTGGAGATACTATAAGAAGACCTGGTAAATTTATAGATGTATTCAAAGCAGGAGCAGAGGTTGCTGTTTCAGATAGTAAATTATTAGGAAAGTGGTTTATTACAAGCGTACATCATAGATTCTTTAAAGATAAATATCAAAATGTAATTGTTTGTGTAAAGCCTTATGTAGGTCCAGCAAATGTGGCTGATGACGCTAGTGTGGATCCAGGATTCTTAAAACGACAATTACAACAAAGGAGTGCAGATCCTTTTACGCCACCAGGTGGTTATTTAGGACCACCGATGGCTTAACAATATAAAATTATGGCAAGAGATTATACAGAATTACCCGATTCAACAGTTTATGGTACTTTAGGAACGGCTGCTCCGGAAGTATTACCAGAGATGGTTGTTGAAGATACTAGGTTAAATAATACTGGTAACAGATCAGCGTGTATAGATCAATTAGTTGACAATTTAGTTAATGATGTTAATGGTTTTTTTAATATTAAAGCGCAAGTTCTTAGGTCTCTTTTTATAAACAAAAAACAATTTGAAAATTTAATAGAAAGAGATTGTGATGGTAAATTAAATGGTCAATTTCAGCATAATTATACGGAATCTGATTTAGATTTCATGGAGAACTTTTTAAATATTTTTGAATTAGGTTTAGACCAATTAGAAAAATTTATAGGTATGCTTCAATCTGCTGAAGGTCTTTTAAAGCTAGATGAATGCACTATTCTTTATTATCTACGACAGCTTTTAAATGGTCCTTTCGCTTGTGCAGCATATGATTTATCTAAGCTGGCTTCAGGTGAGAGTATAAATTTATTAGCTTCAGTAAGCGATGGAATAGGTACATTAGGTAACGCTGTTAGAGGAAATATATCAACTACAGTATATGGTTTAGAGCCATTTAACGCAGCTTTAGATTTATATAATAATCTACCTCCTTATATGCAAAATAATATACAGGAGTCTACCAGAGCAGCTACTAACGTTTTTAATTATAATTTCGAAAGTAGCTGTTATAATGATAATACCTTACCTTTCATTGATAAGTTTCCTAAATTGAGAGTTAACAATGAGTTTTCAAAGGGATTTACTAATTTTGCATCTGCTTGTCTTAATTTAAAAGATATACCATTGTTTAACGATTTACAAGATATATCAAATAATATCTTCGAATCTATAAAAACTGCTTTAGGACCAGGGGCTAGTAAATTATTTGAATTTAGAAAATTAGTAAATTCATTCTACATACAAGGTAGTGAAGCATTTACTATTTTAAATGGTGTTAACAGACTGTTAATATCTTTAGATAGAACTGAATACACAGTTAAGAATAGAGTTATTCAACAAAAATGTGAGAGTGCTTTAACTAGTATATTAGGATTTCCGATAACAAGTAATGAAACATATGATTTACAAATACAGGTAGGCGATGGTGTATACGATTTGTATACCTTAAATGGATTGTTCGGAGGAGCCGAAGGTACAACAACTAAGCGTCCAAAAGAAATAGAGCAAATACCTGAAGAAGAATTAGCAGCAGCTTCAGTAACTGTAGTTAAGAAAGACCTTTGCGCAGATAAAGAAGACTGTAAAGATCTTGACTTTTAAACATCAATAACTTCTTCGTCTTTATCTACTAATGCTTTCATTATATCATCTCTTGATAAAAGCATTTTAGTTTGATTATCAGCTATATTAAGTCTTTCTTTACTCTCAACATCCATTTGCTTAACAGCAACTTGAGTCTCGTTTCTTTCTTTAGCGGTATGAAGGCGATTAAGAGTTTCTATAGCTGAAGAAGAAGCTTTTATTAATTCTGCTAATGCAGCTACATCTCTATTTTCAGGAGCAGAAGATATATAGTCATTTACGTTATCTACAATGCTAAGAGATTTTTTAATAAGCTTACCGGAATTTTGAATAAGAAAGTCCTCTAAGTCGTCTTTATTTAAAACGCTTTCTTCAATAGGAGCTTTAGCTATCTTATTATTACTCTTTAATTGACTAATAATATCGTTAACAGCTTCGTCTAATTCTTCCGCCATACATATATTTAATCTATACTTGAAAAATTTACATACTATATTATCATATGTATATGGTTGTAAAGTTTAAGAAGACGAATGATAAAGCTGTAATACCTTCTAAAAATAACGAATCGGATACTGGCTTAGATGTTACTTCGGTTGAAGATAAAGTTATTCCTGCACGTGGGTCTGCAGTAGTAGATGTAGGATTAAAGTTTGCTTTTATTGATCTGGGATTTTGGGTTAAGGTTGAAGGTCGTTCTGGTTTAGGATTTAAGCATGGTATTATACCTCATCCTGGTATTATTGATCAAGGTTACCGTGGAGATGCAGGTATTAAGTTGTATAATAATACCGATAAGGATTACGAAGTTAAAGCTGGAGATAGAATCGCGCAGTTTGTAGTTTATAGAAACTATCCTGTTGAGATTTCAGAAGGTGAAATTGTAGAATCTGCTCGAGGGGAAAAAGGCTTTGGTTCTTCTGGTAAATAATTATGATTGATTTTGATAAAATTTGGGTTGAAAAGTATCGTCCGGCTAAGCTTGATGATATTATCTTAGATGAACGTACTCTTAATATTGTTAAAGAGTTTAAAAATGAAATTCCTAATCTTCTTTTTGTTGGTAATCCCGGTACTGGTAAGACCACGCTTGCAAGAGTTATTGTTAACGATATACTCGGATGCAATTATCTTTACATTAATGCTTCTGATGAGTCTGGGATCGATACTATCAGACATAATATCACTAACTTTGCACAAACTAAGTCATTTGATGGTGGTGTAAAGGTAGTAATCTTAGATGAGGCTGACGGGCTTACTCCTCAGGCGCAAGCTGCATTGCGTAATACTATGGAGACCTTTGCTAAGTATTGTAGGTTTATTCTTACTGCTAACTATAAGCATAAGATTATTCCCGCCTTGCAATCTAGATGTCAAGCTTTAGATATTAAACCTGTATTGGAATTAGCTGTAAAGCGTTGTTATTATATCCTTAAAAATGAAAATATTAAAGTATCCGATGAACAAAAGAAAAAATTCGTACAGCTGGTCAAGAGATTCTTCCCGGACTTACGGAAAGCGATTAACGAGATCCAGAAAAACGTTATTGATTCAGAGCTGTGTATTGCTAGCATTAATAGCGATAACGAGCTGCTCGAAACAGTCTACAAAAAAATAGTAGGTAAAAAGAGTCTTGAAGCTAGAAAGTATCTAATTGAAAATGAAGATAGATTTCAAGGTGACTATGATACTTTACTAGCTAACTTTTTAAACTATATCTATAATACTAATCTACAAGATGCGCAGAAAAAAGCGTTCATAGCTAATATAGCCGATCACTTGTATAAGAGTGCTTTTGTAGTAGATAAAGAGATAAACGCTTTTGCGTGTCTAGTTAATCTAGAAAATTGTATTTAAAGATTACTCTCCTTTACGAGCTTTTTGCTCTTTCTCGTAACCTTTTTGAAATGCAGCTCCTGCTTGACCCATAAACCCACCCAGTCGAGCTTTAGTAGCGGCTTGTGCTTTAGCTGAGGCTGTAGCCCCTATTGCAAGTTTAAGCTGCTTTATAGTAATATCGTTAAGTTTTGTTTTCTTTAATCTTGAGTCTGGCGACGCTTCAATATGAGCAGCAAAGAGATCTTCTAATTGAGCAACATGATTCAAAAGTTGTGCCTTTCGTTTTTCTGCTTCTTTCTTATCTACACCAGCTTTATACATTCCCTTGACGTTATCCTTAACTTGGCCTGCTGCAGCTTTTGCACCAGCTCCAACTCCTGCAGCAACATCTTTAGCTCCTTGTACTGCGCCTTTAGCGGCTCCTTGAACAGCTTCTTTTCCAGCTTTAAGTACATTTCCAACACCAGATGCTGCACTACGTAGTTTGCCTAAAATCTCCTCTAAAACCTCTAACTCCATAGGAGTAGCATTTTCTATTACTAACCGTACTTGATCGACTGTTAAATTAGAAAAATTTTCTTTTAGTTGAGTTGCTTGATAAGCTTGCTCCAGTAAGAGCGAATCTGAATGTTTCATATTATTATTTAGTAAGAGCTAGGTCCTTTAGTTAAATCTCCGAGATACTGCTGTGTGTATGAAGTAGCAGCTGGAGAAGGAGTAACAGCATCTGATGGAATATCTACATTACTATCAGGCAACGCTCTTTCTGAGTTACCATCTCTAGCTTCAGGAGCTTGAGTTGTTTCAGCTTCTTCTGGCTTAATAACTACATTACTTTTTCTCTTGAATACATCAGGAATAGGAGGTAAATTTGGATAAAATTCTTCTGATTGTCCTAAGTTACCAGGAATAGATACGTGATGTGAATATCGTCCTCCTCCATCGTCAAGAGCCAAGTCTAATACAACGTCTAATGTCGTTGTATCTGCATTAGCAGGATACCTTGCTGAAGTTGTATCCTTAATACCTACTACTCTTACATGCTGACCAGAATCGATCATTTGCTGTAAAAGCTCTTGTGTATTAGTACCTAAAGATTTAAATTCATCCGTGCTTTTAAAGTTATCATTAAATTTAAAAACATCTCCTACAAGAAAGCCTCCACGCTCATATCTTCTCATATAAGATTCGTGTAAACTTACAAACTTTTTATCGGCCATATGATTATTTATGCCAGCTTGCAAATAATCACACGTTATATAAAAATTCTTTTATAGTATTATACGCTTCAAACACCTCAATCTCATCTTTACAGGCAGGCTTTACAGGTTTTTCGTATTCGAACCTATGTGAAGTATGCGCATCAACAGTTTCAATAAAAGATATACCATCATGATGAACCTTATTATAACGAGGAAGATCAAGCTCAATAAAAATCGCACGCTTCAAAGCATTAGCTAAATCTTTATGATCAACGTCTACCTCAGTAATAAGTTTTCCTCTAATCTTCATATCTAATTATATTATAGTTCCTTAATAAGCATATGCAACATTAAATATAATAAATGGCTCTCATTAAATTAACAGATACCTCAGTTAGTAACTTAGACGGTAATTCGTTGAAGCAAGGTTATCTATTTAAAGATTTATTTTTAGACTTGGAAACTAGTGTGTTTTACAATAAGCAGTTTAATAAATCTACTATACAAAAAGATGTACAAGGCTTATATGACGAGAACGCTGTTCTAAATAGTATAACAAACATCTTTTTAACTGCTCCAGGTCAAAAGATATTAAGTCCAGAATTTGGTCTTGATTTAAGAAGATATTTATTTGAGCCTATAAGTGATTTTGGCGCATTTTCTATTAAAGATGATATTCAAAACAGATTACCTTTGATGGAGCCTAGAGTCGAAATAGAAGGTGTAAGTGTGATTCCGGTTCCAGATGATAATGAATATAGGATTAACTTACAAATAAACATTCCTTCTCTAGATGTATATGGTATATCTATAAGGTCGTCATTAAATAACAACGGATATATTATATTTTAATTATGGCTACTCCTAATAACAACGACAACGAATTTTTAGATTTTAGCTTGCCACAAGATGCTTATGTAGCTTTTGATGCAGTAAGTTTAAAAGATTATATAGTAAACAGACTTAATACTAATGAAAAGTTTACTGATCAAAATTATGATGGTAGTAATCTAGCTGCAGTAATAGATATTATAGCTTATTCATACCATGTTTTGCTTTTCTATTTAAATAATACTGCTTCAGAGGTAAATTTTGATCAAGCTTCTATCTATGAAAATATGAATAAGATAGTTAAGCTTATAGGATATAAGCCTGCAGGCAAGCAAACATCTATAGTTCCTATAAACGCTGTAGCATCTGC